CACTTCGCGGAAGACGAGAAGGAACGCATCGAAGCGCGCAACGAATTGGTGATGCGCAATATCAAGCTGATCTTTCTCACCGTGAAGAGGACGCGGCGACACGGCTTCACCGTTGAAGAGTGCATGAGCGTGGCCGTCGACGCGTTCATCTATTCGATCGGCAAATTCGACTTCCGCGACGTTCGACTCAGCACGTACGCGGTCATGGCGATCAAGCACAAGGTATCGCGTTGGGCGAGCGAGCAGCGGGGCGTGATTCGCGCGCCGTGCGTGTTCCTCAATAAGAAGGCTTACGACAAAGCGTCCGACTCCGTGAAGAACGCGCTCGCCGTCGTGCGTAAACGTCCGCTCTCGACGGACTACGCGCCGTCGGATAACTCAGGCGACTCCTACGATACCATCGGCCAGCAGCTTGCGTATCGCGACGACGACGGACAGATTCACGACGGGCCGTCGCTCGATGAACTTAACGCGGCGATCAACAAACTCACCGGTCGAGCATGGGTGATCATCAGCCTGCGACTGGAAGGCCGGACGCGCGAAGAGATCGGATTCGTGCTCGGCGTCACGCTGGAGCGCGTTCGCCAGATCGAGAAGAAGGCGCGGGAGCAGCTTCGTCGTTTGCTGCAGCACCACTATGCGAAGACGTCACAGTGAGTCGAGCGTGCCGGGTTTGAGCCAGTAGATCCGTTCGGCGTCCGCCTTGGACAAGATGCGACGCGTGAACGTGTAACGTGACTTCGGGCCGAGCTCGAAGTAGTCGAAGTATGGTCCCGTGTTCGGCGCCGGCCAATCATCGACGTGATCCTTCACGACTTCGGGCGGCTGGAAGAATCGACGCACGGCATCGAGCAGCGTGAGCAGCGACGCGACGAGGCCGAGAAATTGGCGGCGGGTGTGATTGCTCATAGATTCTCCTTCTCGAAATCGCTCGGCAGCTTGTCGCCGATCAACGCGGCAATTCGATCGGCCGTGTGAAGGTCGCCCCGCATGTGAGCTTCGAGCGATTGGCGGCGAAGCTCTACCTCGTACAGGTCGCCGCGGGAGACGGCGGTTTGATAGGCTTCGGCAACGACGACGTCGCCCATGTATTCGGGCGGAACTTCGGTGATCCGCTTCCGCGACGCTTTGCCCGTTGCGGCCGGGCTGCGTAGGAGTTCGGCGATCGTCGGAAGAATCATATCGCACCGGCGTATGAAAGTGGGGACGATCGGACTTGAACCGATGACCTCGGCGTTATGAGCGCCGCGAGCTACCTCTGCTCCACGTCCCGTCATGCAAGGAAGGCTGGCAACGGGCAGGTTTACGCCAAGGGCAACTGGCGTCGGGCAACCTTCCTCACGTCGGGCATCATACCGCCGCGCGCGTGTTTGACAATACGGGGATTGTCAGCCTATAGTTTCCCCGCTACCCCGACCGCACTGGCAACTCAATACAGCGACGACCGGCGCGAGCCGACAAACTCGCAAGCCGCCCGCGTGGTCAGTGTGTTCTGGGTAGCACCGAACTCTGACGCGAGGCGGCTTTCTTTTTGCGCTGCCCGCACCCCGAAGCCCTTGACCGGAGCCAACCCCATGCCCCAACTTTGCGAACTGCCCGAAGGCGAATTCTTGACCATGAGCGGCGACTATCTGCTGATCCAAGCGGAAGAGACGCCGAAGGTTACGCCGGGCGGGATCATGCTGCCGGACGGTACGCGTCGCACGTTCCAGCAACGCCGCGGCGTCATCGTGAACGCGGGACCGGGCGTTTACACCATGAGCGGGGCATTCGTCGCCACGACTCGCGCCGTCGGTCAGCGCGTTTGCGTCAATCCCATGGCGCCCGCGATGGACGTAAAGCTAGGCCACGACGAGTATTTCGTCGTCCGCGACAACGACGTGGTCTGCGTGATCGGCAACGAATCGGACCGTCACCCGCCGCGAGCCGCCGAGCCGGCCACCGCCCCCGCCGCCTCGGCCAACTGAGCTGAGCGCAAAGTTTTTTCTCGGACCGTAACCCACAAGAGCGCAAGGGATTGAGCCATGACGGAAGCCGAAAAGAAAGCCTACCTCGACCGATGCACTGCGATCGGCGAGGGGGCGAAGGCTATACTCGAAGCGTCGCAGATCAAGACGGCCGATTGGGTTCCGTTCACCCAAAACGTCGAACTGATCCGCACCGCGATCGGAGTTGCAGCCAATGAAACCTACCGATCCCTGCCGAGTATGACACCAGCCGCTAGCGCGTAAGCCCATACGCCTAGCGGCTTTTTTCGTTTCCCGCCCGACCGATCAACGCCCGTCCGAAAGCCCACTCGGACATAGCTCCCCGATGAGCAAAGCACCCACCCGCACGACCTTGGGGTGCTACGCGGCTAAGGCGAAAGCATCAGCCCGTAAGACAATGGCGAAGGTCAAAGGGAAACCACCGGAGCGGCTTCCGAGCCAACCTTGGCTGCTCCACGATACGCCGTAACTCGCGGCGTGGTGATTCTTTACGGCTACCAAGCCGGACCCGAAATCCTAACGGACGGGTCAGTTTCTAAGGGGGCGGTCTAAACCGAGCCCAACGCCTGCAGAACGCCGGGCAATCCAACGCAAACCGAGCGTCGAAAACAGGAGCGAAATGCGGGCCGAGTCTCCTACCCAGCTTACCAGACCGAAAATGGTGAAAAATAGGGATGGCTGTACCAATAGCGATTTTGGCCGCCAGTTGGGGCCGATACCCCCCGGGATTCCCGGTCGTAAGTCGTTACGGGATGGGATGTTGCGAAACGTCTACCATTCGGTAGGCTTAACGATACCCCATTCGACGTATGTCTAGTGTGAATCCGCCTACAATTCCCCCACAATCTGACGTTCGGCCGTGATGCGTGGGGGGGCCGTGGAAAGCTGGGCAAGGTCCGGCCGTGTTTCGGTCCGGTTCGGCCGTCGTGCGTCGTGCGTCGTGCGTCTCTATCGGCGGTGAATAGGGAAAGCTGGGGCAGGGTTCGATCTGCGGCGGGGTTGGTGATTGTCGGCCGTTCGTTTGTCGGTGAATAGGGAAGCGAGGTCGTCGGCCGTGAGGCGTGGCGCCGGCGTTCGGCGTGGCTATCGGTTCGGCGTTTGTCGGCGATGGTGTCGACGTGAGGCGTGGTTTCGGGTTTGCTTTTTGCTTTCCCTACGGTCGACGATTTCCTGGGATTGGCGCGTATCGTTCGCCGATTTTCCCTGGCGTGTAATTGTCCAGTTGCTTTCCCGGGCTGGAATTCTCAAAGATTTTTCGGCGTTGTTCGTGAGGCCATGTTTCGTCGGCTACGGCGTGCGGTTCGGCCGTTCGATCTGCTTACCGATTGGGGGCGGGTTTCGATTCTGCTCTAGTCTCACCGATGGCCGGCCGATATTGTTCGGGCCGGCGGTCGACCATCTGGAGCTAGTCAAGCTCCGTCGGCCGTCGTGTTTGGTTCGTTGCCGGCTACCATCGGCGCGGACCGTCTTTTATGGGAGTCCGTTGTATGTCTAATCCTTCTCAAGTCGTTGCGCCGGTTGTGCTCGGTCCGGGTATGTCGGCCGTCGAAGCGGTGGGCTATCTGCGCGAGGGGCGCACTGATCTGGATGCGCTGCGCTCGTGGGCTCTGTCCGTGGTGCTCGATATGAATGAAGCGGAGTCGGAAGCGCTCATTAAGTCCGGCATGTCGATTCCAGACTTCTGCGAGATTAACGCCAAACAGAAAGAGTACGCAAAGGCGGGCGCAAAGGTCGCCGGCGGGTTCCGTATCACGTTCAGCAAGCCGGGGCGCGTCGTCTTGAACGGTCTTAAGCTCAACTCCAATGCGGCCGGCAAGGGTGGTTTTGAGTTCAGTCTATTTCCCGCTCAACTCTCCCGGTTGTGCGATGGTCTGCCGCTCATGCTGGAAGCGGTCATTGACAATGCGGGAAAGCTCGTCCCCCTCGGTGCGAAGTGCAAGGTGCTGAATGAAGATTGGGAAGCGGGTAAAGAGTCGGGGAAAACGGACGCGCAACTAAAGGCGGCCGGCGTCCATAAGTTCGTCGAAGTCGATCATCCTCGGGCGGGTTCGGCCGCGATGGATTGGAGCGGGGCGGACGTTGCTGCGACGGTCGACAAGCTCCGCAAGGTGCTCGAAGCGCTGCGCACGATTAAGGCTTAAGCGCTGCGGCGTGTGACGTGCGCCCCCTCGGCGTTATTGCTGAGGGGGCGCTGTCGTGCGCCGGGCGTTTCGCTCGGGGCGTTACATTGTTTCCGCCCTAGTGCGGGAAAGTCGGTCGAATTTGCTAGGGGGTTCGGCATGGTTTCGGCGCGTGGTCCGCCTATCGTCTTTGCTCGTGGTTTCGATCTTCCGCCGGGATTTGTGTACGGTCGCAATATCAGCCCGGGAGGTATTGCAAATGTTTTCCGCTCGTGGTCCGCCTGTCTGCTGCTGCTCGTGAGGTTGTGTTTCGTGGTTTCGTGTTTCCGGTCGTGCGTTGCCTACCATCGGCGCGCGGCTGATCTTATGGGAGTCCCTAGCATGTCGCGTTATTCTCATGTCTTGCTGTCGTCTGCGTGTGCTCGTGTTCGTGGTCCGTCCTATCGGCGCGGCGATGAGCCGGCGCGCGAAGTCCATCCGGCGCGCCTTGCTGCGGTGCTGTCGTATTGCCGATTCGTTGACCGTGGAGAAACTCCGCTCGAATGCGGGGAAGTCATTATCGACCGTGACCGCTGCGGCAAATGGGCTGCCGAATGCCTTGGCGCTGAAACTCTTGGCATATCCGGTTGATCTCGCTCGGGCTGATCTCGTCTTCCTTTGCGCCCCTCGTCGACGTGTTCGGCGGGGGGCGTTTTCTTTGCGCGTCTCTCTGCGCGTCTCTCTGCGCCCCCCCTCGGCCGTCTTGCTGAGGTTACGTTTCGCGCTCTTCGCTCGGTACGTCGGGCCGGCCGATTTTCGGGCCGTTAGTTTGCCGGGGGATGATCTGCTCGCCGGCCGGCCTGCGCTCGTGGTTTGCGTTTTGAGCGTGGCCGGCGGTCCGGTTCGATTCGTCGGCCGTCTTTGGTGCTCGCCGGCGGTCTGCGGGCCGTCTGCGGCGTGAGGTTGCGTTTCCAGTTGGCCGGCCGGCGTGCGGTTCGCTCGGTTCGCTCGGTCCGGTTCGCTCGGTCCGGCCGATGATCTGCCGGCGGTTTGCGGTTTCGGTTTCTCGGTCCGTATCGGGGGCGTTTATGGGGTAGTAGTGGGGGAAAGTCGGGGAAAGTCGCAATAGTACCACGGAAATAGGGGGTTATTGGTTCATGGTGCCGCCAGTGTAGTAGTGCCGCCAGTCTAGCGTTCTCCACGCGCGGGGGAGTGCGCTCGCGCACGCACGTCTATCGTGCCGCCAGTAGTCCACCCTACGCGCGCGGGCGTGCTGTCTCAGTACGTCTCGACGTGTGGAACATTGAGCCAATGCCGCGGCCATCGCTCATTACTGAGCAGGGGGGCGCTTTCGGGCCGGCTATTTTGGACGACCGATTTTTTTCCGCCCCGTCGTATAGGAGGCATTCATGGGACTGGTGGATGAGATTCCGCCCAACGTGCGAAGGTCCGTATTCGTGCGTCTGGAACGCGTGAAGGATGAGCAACGCGCCAAGCGTCAGTTCATCAAGTGCTACGGTCTAGAGCGCGGGTTGTACGAATACACCTGCGCTTGGACGCCCGGCCATCGCAACTGCATTGCAAGCGATTGGCGGTACGTTCGTGAGGTACTAGCGAAGCAGGGTTACGAGACGCGTGTCGTGGTCAAGATTCTCAAGCAGGAGGGAAGCGGTCTATGACGTTTGCACCTACTACTACCATTCCGAACGTGCGATTCTCGTACTACGGCCCGAAGGTCGTCGGCGACGGCATGACGCTGCATGACCTTATGGCGATGCAGGCTCGTGACGGGTTGCTGACGGCACGCGCTGAGGATTCCGGCAGCGAGGGGACGTACTGCGAAGTCTGCATCTGGAACGCGCTGACGAGCCGCTTCGAGCGGTACGCGTTCAAGAAGTTTCTCGGGGGCGAATTCGACATCGACGGCAACATGGACGACGTCGCGTTGGCCGAGCACTGTGCGAAGCTCATCAACGACGGTTCGTTCGCTTGCAATCGGAAGCACCCGCCGTTGATCCACCACATGCCGTCGTACGTCATGCCCGATAGCGACGAGTTGAAGCAATTCAATATCGCGAAGTCGGCGCCCAAGCTCTTCGAGTTGCTGCGTTGGGTGACGCGTTGCATTACCATTCCCGGTCCGGCTTGGACACACGCAACGATCATCGAGCAAAAAGTCTCGAAAGAGGCGAAGGAGCTTATCGCCACGCTGGAAGGGATGGCATGAACGACCGACTACAGAGCGAGCCGCCGCGTCCCCCGCGTCCCCCTGCGCCACGTTTCGGCGAAGGGGCGGCGCTGGTCGACGTTCGGCCTGGAATCCTGGGCGACTTCATTCGCCTGGGTGGGTTAAAGTGTCCGTTGTGCGGGGGCGACGTCACTTCCGACGACTGGATGCAGGAGGGGCGTACGATCACCATGACGTGCGCCTGTGAAACCTGCGAGTTCTCGTGCGTCGCCGAGTTCCGACTGATCGACGCCGAGATTGTTCGCTAGCGCCGTTGCTCCGCGTGGAACATCCCATGACGCTTGCAACATTGGCTCACTACTGAGCAGGGTTCGATTTTCGGCATGTTAGGTTGGCCGGCGATTTTTTGCCGGCCCGGTTATCTCTAGATATTCAGGAGTTGCGTATGTCGCACGTCGTTACGATCAAATGCGAGTTGCGGGATCTCACCGCCATCGAGGCCGCGTGTAAGCGTCTCGGTTGGACGCTCGTGCGTGGCAAGACCACGTTCGAGTGGTACGGCACGTGGGTCGGGGATTACAGCGGGCAGGACGCCGCGTACATCGCCGCCGACATCAAGCCCGAGGACTACGGGAAGTGCGACCACGCCATTCGCATCCCGGGCGCCAAGTACGAAATCGGGCTCATCGCACGTGAAGGGAAGTTCCTCCCCGTGTTCGACAACTGGTACAGCGGCGGATTGAAGGAACTCACCGCAGCCAACGGGCTCAAGGGCTTTATCCAGGCGTACAGCGTGGAGAAGTCCAAGAACGAGTTGCGTCGCAAGGGCTACACGCCCATCGAGCAGACGCGTGCCGACGGTTCCATCGTCATCACCGCTACGGCCGTTTAAGACCGTCGCATGTTCCGCAATGCGTCGTTTCCATCCGAATCTGTCAAGTTATCACGGGTAAGCCATGAAGAAGATCGAAGTCATCGTCACGCCGCAGGGCGAAACCACCGTCACGACCGTCGGATTCACCGGCAAGTCGTGCCAAGACGCCACAAAGCAGCTTGAGCAGGCGTTGGGCATCGTCCAGAGCGACAAGAAGTTGCCCGCGTTCTATCAGACCGAAAGCGCCGGCCAGCAAGCGCGTCAGTAGGTTTCCGTTTGCATTCGTCTGACCATCTGCGTATTGTCAACCGCTACCACGTTTCTAGGGAGTTCGCATGAGCATGGCTACGAAAGTTCGCACCGCATTGCAGACGCGTTTGACGGAGTACGTCAACGCGTGTTTCACCGGCATCTACGTCCAGACGCACGAGTTCGACGAGGCGATTCGCGAGATCCGCGAAGTCGCTCCCGAGAACAATTGGGACGTGCTGACGTTCGACATGGACCGCGGCTTGAGCCGTGGCCCGGGGCAGGGTGACAACATTCCCGACCCGATCAACGCCGTCCGCGTGCTGGGCGATACCCGCAGCTACAAGCCGGAAGGTTCGACGCTGCTCGTGGTCCCCGCGTTCAATCGCTTCCTCGGCGACGTGTCGTTGTTGCAGACCGTGCAACGCGTCGTCAGCGAAGGGAAAGAGCACCGCACGTTCATCGTGATCTTGGCCCCGAGCGTGCAACTGCCCGTCGAGTTGGAGAAGCAATTCGTCACGATCGAACACTCGTTGCCCGATCGTGAGACGCTGCTGGCCGTGATGCACGGCGTTGCGGCGGACGAGGACATTCCGACCGAAGACGACGAGTTGGCCAAGCTGCTCGACGCGGCGGCCGGCTTGACCCGCTACGAAGCGGAAGGCGCGTTCTCGTTGTCGCTGGCCCGTCACGGCCGTCTCGACGTCAGCGTGTTGTGGGAACTCAAGCAGGGAATGCTCAAGAAAACGGGCACGATTGAGCTGCATCGCGGCGGGGAATCGTTCGACGACTTGGGCGGACTCGAAGGGCTCAAGACGTTCTGCAAGCGGGCGTTGCTCTCCAAGAGCACAAAGGCGAAGGCCAAGGGCGTGCTGCTGTTGGGCGTGGCGGGCGGCGGTAAGTCCGCGTTCGCCAAGGCGCTCGGCAACGAGACGTCCCGTCCGACCGTCATGCTCGACTTCGGTGCTCTCATGGGCGGCCTTGTGGGGCAGACGGAAGAGAATACCCGCCGTGCTCTCGCTGCGGTCGACGCGATGGCGCCGTGCATCCTGTTCTGCGACGAGATCGAGAAGGGCTTGAGCGGTGCGACGGGCGGCCACAACGGCGATAGCGGCGTATCGAGCCGCATGTTGGGAACGCTGCTCACGTGGCTCAACGACCACACGAGCGACGTGTTCTTCGTCGGCACGTGCAACGACATCAGCAAGCTCGCTCAAGTGTCGGCCGGGGCGTTCACTCGTGCCGAACGCTTCGACGGGATCTTCTTCATCGACTTGCCGTCGCCCGAGCAACGCGACGTCATTTGGGACATGTACCTCCAAGCGTTCGACATCATCGACGACGACACGCTGAGCGAAGTCGACGACCGCGATTGGACCGGTGCCGAGATCAAGTCGTGCTGCCGTCTCGCTTCGCTGCTGGGCGTCACGTTGGTCGAAGCGTCCAAGAACGTCCAGCCGGTCGCCAAGTCGGCCGCCGAGTCGATCGCCGCGTTGCGGGCCATGTCCGACACTCGCGGCTATCTCGACGCCAATCGCGGCGGTCACTATCGCCGCGGCGCCGTTGAAGCGTCGACCGAACGTCGCCGCAACATCAACCGAGCGAAGTAGCGCCGGGTGACGACGCCCCTTCCGCCCCGTGTTGTCCATCGGCACGGGGCGGGGATGGTCGCCTTTACCAACCCGCGTAGAACATCGAACGATGCCAGCAACCTTTACGAGCTACTGAGCAGGGTCGATTTTTTGAGCCGGTAGGTTAGCCGGCCGATTTTTTTCCGCCCCGCTACCACACGGGGCATCTTCACAAGGGAGTCGCTTATGAATCTGCAAGGGTCGATCAATCAGAACGCCGCCGAGACGCTAATCGCCGATTTTCGGGCGACGCGTGTGAACTTCACGTCGTGGGGCGTCAAGCGTGCGTTGTCCGACGATCAGAAGTCGCAAGCCGCCGACGCGTTCGGTGCCGACGCGGGTTTCTTGTCCGCCGGTAAGAAGATCATCGACACGAAGCACAAGGCGTACAGCGCCGTCTCGAAGATCAAAAGCCGCTTGGCCCGTGAATGGCACGAATGCACGTTGCCCTATCCCGAGCCGGGCTTGCGTCTGATCCGCGAGCAGGACGTTGTCGTGTTCAACGATCGCCTTGAAGCGGGACGCGTGGAATTGCTCGCCGCGGTCAACGAACTCAACGAGATCTACTACGACCTGCGTTGGGCCGCCCGTGCCAAGCTGGGCAAGCTCTACAACGATAGCGACTACCCGCAGTCGCTCATCGGCTTGTTCGACGTGGCGTGGGAATTCCCGAACGTCACGCCGCCCGAGTACCTTCGCATGTTGAACCCGAAGCTCTACGAAGCGGAACGCCAACGCATCGTGGCACGTTTCGACGAAGCGGTGACGCTCGCCGAGCAGGCGTTCGTCGGCGAATTCGAGCAGTTGGTGTCGCATCTGGCCGAACGTCTCACCGGCACGAACGACGACGGGAAGCCGAAGGCGTTCAAGGATAGCACCATCACGAACCTGCGAGACTTCTTCGAGAAGTTTTCGCACATGAGCATCAAGTCGAACGATCAGCTTGAAACGCTGGTCGATCAGGCCAAGGCGCTCGTGTCGGGTATCGATCCGTCGTCCATCCGTCCGGAATCGGGCGAAGTCACGGCGGCGCAGCAAGTCCTGCGGGACCACATCGCCGAGAACGTCGGCAAGATCGCCGAGCAGTTGAACGGCATGATGATTAACAAGCCGCGTCGCCGTCTGATTCGTCCGAGTTCGGCCGCCTAGTTTCGGCGCTTCGATCGCCTGCCGTGGTATCCCCACGGCGGGCATTCCAATCGCTGCAACGTCTCACGAGGGTTTCGCAATGGTCGCGTCGCTTTACGCTTACAACTTCGACGAACGTGTGCGGGAAGTGCTTGAGAAGTGCCGCCGCACGTTCTATCAGACGCACGGTTGCGGTCTGCTGCCGTGCGTTGTTGGCGTGCATCCGTCGCTCGGTTTCGGGTCTGCTTTGGATTGTTCCGGCACGGCGCAGATGCGAAGCGGCATCGATTTCGGCAACACGATCATCGGCGGCGCGGGAGTCGGAACACTCCAAGACGGCCGCCGTGCGTTTCGCGTCCAAATGGCGAGCGACACCGACAAGCCGCGTTCCAAGCAATCATCACGCTCAGCAACGGTTGGCCCGTGCTGGGCGAATTCGAGCCGTTCACTCCGCACATTGATCTCACGTCGCTTTTCAAGGGGACCAAGCAATGCAAATAGCTATCGCTGCCGACGGTACGACGCGGTTCATTCACAACGACGTTCTCGACGCTAAGGCGTTGGGGGCCGCCAGCATTCAGCGGGCGTCGCATGTTTTGCCCCGCAATCGTTTGCTGCGTGCATTGTTCCGTTGGCTGCGTGACACGTTCGGCGAGACGGGCATTGTTGCGGCTTGTACGCGTCGCTGGCCGTGCCTTTGGGTTGCCGACATGAGCCCGATCGGCGGCGGCCAGTACGGGCCGTTCCGCAAGCGTGCCGACGCTATTCGGTTTGAGATCGCGTACATCGAGAAGCATTGGCTGTAGTTCTCTACCACGAAGGAGTCGCTATGAAAACAGACACGTTTGATCCGATTCACGCCGCTGAGATCGTCGAGGACGCGGCCATGTACCTTACCGACCAGCACGTTCTTCCGTGCGACGAGTCGAATGCCTGCGCCGAGTCGCTGTCCATCCTTGGGATGCGTTTGCGTGACATGGCTCGGCAATCCGCAAGCACGGGGCATTGGTGGTGCTATTCGACCATGCCGCCAGTTCCCTTGAACTGACACGTGAATGAGGGGCCGGCAAAATCGGCCAAGTAAGGGTAGCGAGTTTTGTTTTTTCGGCTCTACCACGCCGACAACTAGGGAGTCCGTTATGAATCAGAAACTTTCCGAGAAGTACCGTCCGACGACGCTGCGTGACATCACCGGTCAACCGCCGGTCTATCACCTGATGCAACTCGTCGCAGATCCGCGGCCCGCCTGTGTGCTGCTCGAAGGTACGCCGGGCACGGGCAAGACGACGGCCGCCTATGCTCTCGCTCACGACATGGGCTGCGAGGACGAATGGTCCGGCCTGTGGATGGTCAACGCGGTCGATCTCACGATTGACTATCTTCGCGACTTGTTCGATTCCAAGCTGCGTCTGCGTCCGCTTTCCGGATCCGGTTGGAACGTGCTCATCATCGAAGAGCTTGAAGCGGTGCCGTCCGTGCAAGTCCAACGGGCGATGAAAACCTACCTCGAAACGAAGCTGCGGCACATGAAGCTGATCGTCGTCGCCACGAGCAACGGCGCCGCCGGGTTGTCCGACGCGTTGCTCGAACGCTTCAAGCTGTATTGCTTTCAAGGGGGGCCGGGCCTTGCGAGCGAAGCTCGTCAACGCATCGGCGCTATCTGGCGCACCGAAGCGGGCGACGCTCCCCTTCCGGTCGGTTGGCTCAATTGGGGGCACGTCGGCGAACGCTTCTCCTTCCGCCGTGCGATGGACTCGATGGAAGATGCCTTAGCGTCGGTGGTGGTGCCGGCATGAGACTCCGCGAATTCTTTGACTATCTCGGGATAACCCTGCTGGTGGCGGTACTCACGGCGCTTTTCGTTTGGTTCATGTTCTGCTTTGAACCCGATGCCGGTCGCCGTGGTCCGCCGCCGATCTTTGAGGACGATCAATGGGGGGGCGAATGGCGATGATCGACGACGAACCTTTCGCACTGACCAACGAGCCGACGCGGCCGAAGCTGCGCATTGAGAATGACGACCGGCGGCAAACTGTTATGTTCTCCGGTATGGACTGTCTGCCGGGACAAGAGGACTTATTCACGACTGAGGAAGGGGACGACAATGTTGCAGTGGCATAAGTGGGAAACGGTCGCCGAGTTCAAGGCGTGCCGATCGAAGTGCGGACGTTATGTGATTCGCCGGCGCTACAAGGCGGGCGGCCAGCGGTTGACGAACGCGCAGCGTCACATGATCGCCTTCCAGGCGTTGACGGTGGCGCAAGGCGACGGGGCGATACGTCTCGTTGCCGTGGATCCGTCACGTCCGAACGAGTTCAACACGGAGAACGCAGCTAAGGCCGCGTGTCAACGTGCGGAAGATGATCGTCTCGCCGTACTCAAGCAGCTTGGCAAGACGAAACCGCGAACGATCTTGGAACGCAAGAACTTTACCCTATAAACTATTTCACCCACGACGCGGCGAGACTGTGTGGTAGCAGGAGACTTGCGTCCCCCTCATGGACTCCCCGGGGGTCGATGCGAGCAGCCGCGTCGTGGGTTTTCTTTAGACTTGGAGCAAGCCCGTGCCAAAGGTCTACGGATACATGCGTGTTAGCCACGCCGATAGTGCCGTCAGTGGGTTGAGCGTGGAAACGGCGCTCGCCAATATGCGACGGTGGTTCGAGTATCAAAAGAGCATCGGCGCCCTGCCGGATCACGAGTGGGGGGATGGTGGGTGGCAAGGCGGACCGGACCTCGACGAGCGGGGACGCGTGAGGCGCGATGCGCAAGGTAACTACATGCGCGTTGACGCCGACCGGAACGACGGGGTGTTCATCGACTTGGCCGTTTCTGCCTGGAAGAAGAAGTTCCTCGAACGCTTCGCCGCGATACGTCTCAACGCACGGCTGCAAGACGGCGACGTGATTGCGTTGTCTCGTCTCGACCGCTCATTCCGCAACGCCGGCGACTGCTGCAACATGCTTGAGCAATGGGATCGGCGCGGCATTCGCGTCGTGTTCCTCGACAAGAATTACGACACGATGACTGCTGCGGGCCGTGCGTTTATGCAGATTGCCGCCGTGTTCGCGGAGTTTGAGAGCAGCATCAAGAGCGAGCGAATGCTGGAAATCAAAGCTCACTCGCGCAAGACCGGGAAGAAAGTCAACGGGGCCGACCCGCTAGGGTGGCGCAAGCTGACCGTCGACGGCAAGGATTGGGGGCCGTGCCTGGAACAACGCGCCGTCATGGCGGCTATCGTTCGTGCTCGACATTCGGAGCACCCGAAGCTCATGTCGTGGCGCAGGGTCAGCGACGCAATGGAACGCGAGCTTGCCGCCAAGACGGGACGCGACTACCGGGCGTGGCCGCACTTCGGCCAAGGCAAGCCGCGATTCTGGACGCCCGACCGCTGCCAGTCCGGCTATAAGCTGGGGCTCGCCGAGGGGTGGGCACAATTGCCCGAAGGCGTGACGCCCGCGCCGCCACGCAAACGGCGACGCAGACGTTCAACGCCTTCGGGGTGAGTGCTAGACGCGAGCGTTAAGAGTGCCGCCGACCGGAGACGACGGGCCGTGTGCGTCAAGAGCGGTGATCAAACCAAACAGCCCCTTGCCTTCGGCGGCTTCGACGGTCCGCATAGTGAAGAGCACCGCTTGCCGTAGGCTGATCGGCTGGCCGCGTTTCGCGTACTCCTGGGCGACGTACGATGCTGCGTCGATGACATGCGCAGCGGCCGTGAGAAGCACGTCCATTGGCGCCTGCTGCAACGCACGAAACTCACGATTGATGTGACCAATTCCAATCGACAGACTGCGGTGCTCTTCCTTGAGCTTCGCAGTGTGATCGAACGCCGGGTGCGGTTCAGCGAGTGGTGGCGCGTTGTTGCCAAAGAACATCGGCACGGGTTGCGGAACTTGCTGCGCAGGCTGCGGCGGCGCAACGGCGGCGGCCGGGTTCGGGAACGGCGGCGCGCCGCTATCGTCGTACACGGGGGACTCTGCTTGCGGGGGCTCTTCGGTATACACGGGCGTCTCCTTGGGTAATAGGCCGGGCTTGGCTCTATCGCGCGCCTTCCGGCGGCGACTCTGCTTGCTCATGTTCGTCGTGCTCCTTGAGTTGCCGACGTAGGTGACTCACTTCCTCGCGAAGCACGCCGAGTTCTAGTTGCTGCTCGGCGTGTTGCTGTTGACATCGTTTGTTATCCGTTTCCAACGCGTCAACGCGGGCCTGCAATGAACCGACCATGACCATCGCTTGATCGAACGGCTGCTTGCGTAAAGAAACAATCGAATTAGCGACGGCCGCGATGATGGCAGATACTCCACTGCCGAAAGCCGTACCGATTGCAAGTGCCGTGGTTCCGTCTAGTTTTTCGAACATGGTCGAATAACCCTTACAGTTAAGAGAACGCCGCGCCGACTTGGGCTATTAAGTCGGCGCGGCATATTGCGTGGTACGAACTCACACTTACGGGCGTCGGGCAAACCTTATCGCGTAACGCTGCGACTTCTCGCGACGTTCACGCTTCGAGGTTGCACGACGGTAGCCAGTCGAGACAACGCGTTCGCTCGACTAACGGACCGACTTCGCGCGACACCGCACGAGCTTCCCGATGCAAGCGTAGTGATGGGAGTCTGTACCGATTGCAGCGTAGCCAAGGCCTGAGCCAGAGCTAAAGCGTCAATGCTTGGCGCCGGTACGGCAACACTCCCGGCCGATGCGACGGCACTTGCGCTAGCGGGGGACTGGAACACCGGCACCGAAACAATCCGCGGCGGTGCGGCGACGGCGCTACTCGTCGCGACCCGTTGCTGCGCCTGCAGAAGCGAAAGCTGCTGCAAGATCGCTTGGTTCTGCAACGTGGCGGCGCTGTTGGCCGATGCCGAAGCCGCGCTACTGTTCACGTTGCACTGGGCGCTCGCCGTATCCGCGAATCCTACGCAGGCACAGACGGCCACCAACACAATGAGACACAAACTGACGAAACCTCTCATGGCACTTCTCCTAATGGACGCTGGAAAGAGCGGCCGCAATTTCCGTGAGCGTCGGCACGGTAGAAGCGGCGGTAGTGATGACGCCTTGGCTGCGCAGATCTCCGAAGATTGCACGGACGTCGACGATGAACACGCTCCACGGGCGAGCATGTTCGCCGAGCGCCAATTCGAGTTGCGATTCAAGCTCAAGCGTCACGTCCGCGTCCGGTGCGATGAGTCCGGTCTGGATCCGCTGAATAATCGACTTCACGATCCCGGCGATTCGGTGCGACTCTTCGACTTTGTTGGCGCTATCGACGTCGCCGAGCGCGGCTTGCGTCAGTTCCGTAACCGTCGGTGCCGGCGGTTGCTGCGGTAGCACCATCGCCTTAATCGCTTCGATGTCGACGATTGGTTGCGGTTCGGCGGGAGCTTTGGGTACGTCTTCGACTACCGCCAGGTTTTCGAATTCGATATAGCTCGACGAAACCTGCCGCCCGTCACCGGCGACTTTGACCATCGCGATAAAGACGCCCGGTTCGCTCGATTGAAAACGGGCCTTTTGCTTATCAAGCGAAGGAGTGAGCGCGCCGGGAATCGGCGGAATCAATTCCCATTGGACATCGCCGGCCGGGCCGTCGACTTCGACGTGGAACCATGCTTCGCCGCCGGCGAGACATTCCTTGGATCCTTGGAGTTCGATTTTTACCGGCGCGGCAATCCGCGGCGTCGGTGCTAGGCGGTCAAGCCAACCGGAATTCCATAGATGGACGACGCCGAGCGATAGCCCGGCGAGACAAACGAGCGAACCGATGATGTTGAGCGTGCTGCGGATCATGGCTTCACCGCTTGCTCATAGCGATTGTCGGCGTGGCCGTTACTGTCGCCGTCAGCCGACGTAGCCACTGGGTCTTTATTCCCGTACGCAACCAACCAGTCAACTAGCGACTCGTTGCTCTCGATGACTATTCCACTTAGCCCAGGTTCGACCCCCACGAGTCTAAAAAGCCGTACATCAGGTTGGCTTGGACTGTCACGCCATCCCTGTATTTGATAACGGTTTCCCGTAGGCCCTACGATTTGGCCAAGTCGATATTTAACAGGCTGCAGTGCAGGCGAATCTGATGCCTTAGCAACCGGCGCCGGCTTCGCCTGCTCAACGACCTCGCCCTCACTTGCTAGTTGGTCGAGACGAATCTCGTCAGCCAACAGCAGCCCGTCAAAACCGCCGACGGCAACACGGTACAGGAATTTTCCTAATGGTCGAGGAGTTCCATTCGACGGCACAACTTCCTTGATTTCAAACCGCGTGTGCCCGTACTGAATGACTGTGCCTACTTCATAACGCGGCGGCACCTCAGCGGCGACAACGGACGTACAGATTGCGAAGATCGCAATAACTAATCGTGCTGTGTTCATGGGGACGGGCTTCCTTTGAACGCTTCGAGTAGGAACGTCCGCAAGTAACCGCGCTGCTCGGCGGTCCACTCGAGCGTACGAATCGCTCGAACTCGCGGATCAATAAACCGATCGAACGTGTCGTCGTAACGCGCGCCGCCCGTCGCGTAGTGCAAGATGACACGGTCGAGGTCTGGAAAGTTGCCGGCGTGGTTATATGGCGCCGTGCGATGAATCTCGCGCAAGTGCGGAGTCTTGAACGCGCGAATGTTTTGTGCCGTGCGTTGGCTCTGCGGCAGGATACCGGCGCGGCCGAGGTCCGACACTTGAAGTTTGCCGGCGTACTCCATGCCGTTGTTGTGCATCAGGTTGTCGGTGAAGAGCGGCGGCGTGTGGCAGCTCATGCAGTTGGCTTGCTTGAAAAGCTGGAAACCAATTTCCGCGTCCGGCGTCAGCGCCGTTTCGTCCCCATCCAACCGACGGTCGATCGGGGCATTGAAGCTCACGACCGTAGTTTCGAACGCAGCGATAGCGCGGGCCAGTCGCACACCGGTAACCGGGCTCAGACTTGTCGCGTCGATGCCGTACACCTTGGCGAAGTCGGCGACGTACTCGGGAAGCAACCGCAATTTGCGTACGACGTCGTCTTCCGACTGCTGACCCATTTCGATGGGATTGGAAAGCGGCAAGAGCGCTTGCGTGATGGGCGCCACGGTCCGCCCGTCCCAAAACATGAGGGGCGAATAGCTCGCGTTAATGATCGTCGGCGAGTGACGAGTGCCAACCTGGCCGTTAATACCGACGGCCAGCGGTAACCCGTCGGCCCATCCTTTCGACGGATTGTGGCATGACGCGCACGATACGCTGCCGTCGGCCGACAAGAGCGGTTCAAAGAACAGCTTGCGGCCGAGCTCGATTTCAGCGCCTGTCGGCGGAATGCCTTGAGGACCGGATTGCTGCGGTGGTTGCGCGGCCATCAATGCCGCGAGGATAATCGCGTACATGCGAATGCGAGCGTTAGGACGCTTTTTTCCAATCGATTTTCGTCGATACCCAAACTTGCCCCTTCGCATCCTTTGCCGTCACCTGAACGTCGGGCCCTTCCGGCGTCGGCGTCACGGGCGGCGTCACCGGCGCAATGTCGGCGAGCAGCTTATTCGGATCGATGATTCCCCAGCCGTAACCGGTATCCGGACCGGTCGGGCCGGCATCCTTAGCGGTCTTACGCAGATGCGCGAGTAGGTCTTGATACGTTTCAAGTCCCGTTAGCCCGCCTTCCTTCAAGTGCTTGGAGAGACAGGCCGCGGCGATGCCTGCGACGACGGGCGTAGCCATGCTCGTGCCGCTCATCTTGGCGTAGCCGCCGGCCGACAGCGGCACCGTCGAAAGCATGTCGGCTCCCGGCGCGGCGATGTCGACTTCCGGCCCGCGGCTCGAGAACGACGTCAGCCGGCCGGTGCGATCGACTGCGGCGACGGCGACCGTCTCTTCCCACACGGCGGGATAGCCGACGGAGTTCTCACGGCCGTCGTTGCCGGCGGCGCAGATTACGAACCGATGCGGCTTGGCGACGAACGCCTTAATGGCAGCGTGCAGCGATTCACTCATCCGCGGACCGCCGAGCGACATGCTGATGATGTTCGCGCCTTGCGCATCGGCCCATTTGATGCCGTTGAGAATCGCTTGCTCGGTTCCGGAGCCGTCGTCGCCGAGCACCTTGCCGATTAGCAGTTGGCATTTCGGCACGATACCGCGTACGCCGACGTCGTTGGCACGCGCCCCGATCATTCCCGCGCACCAAGTTCCGTGACTTGAGCGGTCACGCGGTCCCCACAGCGAACCGGAGAAGTCCATCGCTCCTACGACGGCGCCTTGCAGGTCGGGATGGTCAAGGTCGCAGCCGGTGTCGAGCACGGCGACCTTGACTCCCTCGCCTTCGGTTTGCGCCCAGAGCGTCGGGATTCCGAGAAATCCGATACTCCAATCGAGCGTTTCCGAAAGCGCCTTGGTGACGGCTTGCACTTCGAACGGCGGCAAACGAAAGATCGGTTCCATGCTATTCCCACCTACCGGTAATGAGACACCACGCCAGCACGGGCGGGACCAAACAGAGAATCGTTTCGATTGCCGCCATAGCGGAGACTATCCGCGAGTACGCAACAGCAAGTCGATCACGCGCGGCAACAGATTCTCGGCGACGCCGACGAGCTTGTTCCAATCAATGCCCAGCGCGACGGCTTGAGCTTGGACGTCGGCCAGCATGACGACTTCGTTCGCCTCGACGGCCGGCAGCGTGTCGATCAGATCCACAAGCAGATCGCCCGTCGGCCGAACGGCGTCGTACCACTTTTCGCGGACCGTCGGAGCGGCGACGAACGCGTCGTAATAGCCAATCACGGCTTGCACGTTCTGGCCTTGGCTCAGAAGCCAACGGACCAATTGAAGATTCGAAAGAACGCCGGCGGGAGTGGCGGAAGACATGGGCAGTTCCTTGGGCTAGAGGTTTACAGACGTAATGACACGGCAGCCATCACGCCAGTTATTGCCGAAACGTCCCAAACCGTCAATTCGCGAGTAGCAAAGGTTGACGCCGGCAGTCCGCCGTACGTCCAACGTAGCTATCAGTTGATCTTGGGATTCGCGGCAGTCCCAACATGCCTGTGGACGCATCGAACGCTACGCTTGAACATTGCCGCAACGGCCGCGAGACTCATTCCTTGCTTATGGCGACAGTCTCGCATTTTTGCTACTTCTTCGTGCGGAACGGCAAGCGGTTGCGTAACACGACCCAGTTTTCCTTCGGGAGCCGAAGTGCGTCGCTTGGAGTGTTTGTGATCTATGTGGTGCGAATGACAGAGCCAAACGACTTCGAACGGCCTTGAGTAGTCGTCGTGATGCGCGTCCGATTTCGGATTGCCGCAAACTTGGCACGGCTGGCGAATGAGGCGTCCGTCCCTGATCGCGTTATTCACCATCGTCTGAGCCTTGATCTTCTCAGGGTTACGTCTCGCCCACCTGCGGCACGCTTCCCGAACCTTTTCCGGATCGCGGCGCCGACGCTCGCGGTTCTTTGCGTTTATCTTCTCTCGATTGCGACATTCGTACGCATGGCGACGCTCCATTTGCTTAGCCTGGCTCGACCACTTCCTATGGTATTCGCGGCGGCATTCCTTGCAGACATGCGACCGTCCAGCAACTTTACGATTGTCGACAACGAAGTCTTCGAGCGCTTTCAATACTCCGCACTTGCTGCACGTACGGTTCATGGCTGACTCCTAAAACAACCGATCTTCCATCGCCGACATTTCGACAATCGCCTTACCGTCAGGAACGACGTGCAGCATCGCGGCGTCGATGTGCTTAATCTGAAAGTCGTCGCCGAGTGCACCGCCTTTGCTGATCGCGTCGATGAGCACCTTGAGGCAGTTGTCAAGATCGCGTCGCTGTTTGTTCGGCGGGTGCAGTTTCACCTTGAATGAGATTGGCCCGTCAATTGGCCGAACGCGTCGCATCCTTAGCAATGCGGCAACGTACTCAAGATAGATTTTCCCCTCTTTACTGATGTAATTGCCGCCCATGGGATTCCGTCGCCAATAGTGGTTAATGGACGGCGGCCACGGCAACTCCATTTGCATTACTTCACTCATCGGTTCGCAATCTCCAAGAGAACGTCGGCGTGACACGGTTTGCTCAGCGGACACCAGCACATAAGGTCGTGGCCGCGTAGCGATTCCAGTTTGTCGAGCAGCTTCACGCGTTGCTCTTCGTACCTGCGCAGTTCGTTTTCGGCCGGAAGGCTCAATCGCTTTTCGTCGGGCCACGTCAACCAGGCACGATAGTTCGCAACCGCTGCGAACTCGGTATGCGACTTGGCAATGAGCCCGGTTTGAATCACCCAAGCCGTCGTCCATGGATTGCCGAACACCGACGGACGCCCGACGTAGATAGCACCTTCGGGCTTGCGGAATCCTCTCACGCGCCGCATCTGTATCCGCTTCGGCCTTGGCCCGGTCAGCCCCAGCCGTTCGGCTTCTGCCTCGGCGGCGAGAAACGCCGGGTAGGCATCCAGGCCGCACAACTGTTGTTCCATGTGATCGCCGCTCAAGTGGCACCCGCTTCCTTCCCGAACGCTTCAAGCAGCGTCTTGGCCCACTGATACGCTGCAATCGGGTCGGCGAACCGCACATCGTCGAACATATTCGCGACCGGATCGAACACGGACCAACCGGACTGCTTGCGGCGTAGCTCCAACTTGCCGACGAGAAACATGCGGTTGTCGCACTGGCCGAGTAGCATCTTGGCGACGGCGAGTTGTTCGCGGTCCGTATCGCTTGCCGGCTCCGGTTCCGTCGGCACGGTATGCTCCCTCGTGAGCACGGCGGTAATGCGCTCGTGAACATCGAGCCCGAGTCCGCCTTTTTCGTTCAGCCACATGAGCACGTTGACCAGTTGCCGACAGTGCTCTTGAAGCGACGCATGCCGCGTCCGCAGCTCGACAAACTCCCGGTTTGTCACGTTGCGGCCGTCTGGCGCGTGGGTCGTAAGTAGATGGTTCAATCGCTTGTTTTCTTTGAGAAGATAAGCCCTGTCCGTGGCGGCCTGGTGTGCCATTTGCGGAAGCGAATCCGGTACTACCTCCCTCGAAAGCTCACATGACGCCTCGGACACCAAAGAACCAAGGCGATTTCGCTCCGCAATAAGCGACTGCACGCCCGGCCGAATCTGCGCCGAGATTTTGTCGCTAAGAGCCCTGATCCAGTCTTCGCTCTCGAATGCGCCATACTCCATCGCTATATCGCGAATCACCGCCGCCGCTTTGTTCGCGGCCTCGTCAAAGTCGAAGTCGGGAGAAGCAACCGGCGTCACTTCGGGAACGAATTCGTATTGCAATGCTGGCCTGTTTCCTACGCGAATCCCTTCAAGCGTTTCAACACAGATAGAGCCATCTGCATTAACGGCAGTAACCTTGCGAAGTAAATTATTAGAGTCAATCCGCCTCACCCTATCCCCAACCTTCGCTTCCTTGGTGCAGGCGTAACGCACGACGGGCGGCAAATGAATCACGGCCTCGCCGGTTTCGGCGTTCACAAGTTCCATGTTCTTGACCAACTCGCAGTCGGACGCGAAGGCGCGCATGCCGTTCAAGTCGTCGACCACCCAGCGCAACGCGCCATGCACGACGCGTTTCTCGCAACGGGCGACGTTGAAGATCGTGCCGGACGACTTGATACGCACGAACTGCTTCGGCGCGAACGGCGGTTGCTCGGGCTTGGCGATGATGGGGTTGCCTCGAGCGATCGCTGCAACTTCGGCGGCAACCGGGCTCGTCATTCCATTCGGAGCAATGAACGGCACGCGGGGATGATTCGCCAACTTGTGCCACTCACGCAGAGGCATGACGATCACTGTTCCACCGACGTTAATTCCGATACCGCCGTCTAGCGTGACGTGGATGCTCGGCGTGGTCTGCGAGCGGTCGTCAGATTCTCGCCACAATTCTCGGTCGGTGTTCTTCGCGGGCATTTCATTCGTCGTCATCGAGGTACACTCCCCATTTCGTAGGTTGGTCAGTCAGTTGTTCGTGCGTGATAAGAAGTTCCGGAAGTTCAAAGTCGACGGTCGGGCCGCATTCGCATGTCGTGTCGAGCGTGTGCAAGTCGAACTCAGATACGGGGACGACGTTCACGCTCATTAGTCGTGCCCCCATGAACGCGCAATCTCGGTGAACTTGCCGAACCCTGGATGCCCAGGGCGACCGCTCAACTCCGACAGCGGCGTGCCGATTGGTCGCGGGCCTTCTGGATTGCAGCCGGGGCAGTCCGCGCGACAGGCGGATAACTCTCCGTCGAAGAAATACGTATCACCCGCCGGCAACTCGGGGCCAATGCCGCACGCGAATTTACGCTTGCTGTTCTCGACCTCGTTATCGATGCGAATGTGGATCATGTCAGTGCTCGGAAAGTGGTGTGCTTAATCGGGTACGTGGGACTTGGATTCAAACCGGCTTTGCTCTTTGAGGAAGACGAGATTAACCGTCCCCGTGGCGCCGCCGCGTTGCTTCGCGACGATGAGTTCGGCGCCGTTGCCGGCCTTCGTTCGGTCGTAGTCGCTGGTCGCGTAGTAATCCTCGCGATGCAGAAACCAAATCTGATCGGCGTCTTGCTCAATGGCGCCCGACTCGCGCAGGTGTTTCATGCGGGGGCGATTGTCCTTGCCTTCTTCCGTCTGCCGATTGAGTTGCGAGAGAATAAAGATCGGCACGTTGAGTTCCCGAGCGAGCCGCTTCACCCGCTTGGAGATCGTGGCGACCTGCACTTCGCGGTTCTCACGCGTGCTTTCCGACTCGATGATTTGCAGATAGTCGATGATGACGTAGTCAAGTCCGCCGTTGCGGGTATCACGTTTCCGCCGGCGGCAGACCGCGGCGATGTCCGTGATGGTGCGGCTCGGCGAATCGTCAATGAAAATCGGCATCTGAGACAGCGCGCTCGAAGCCTCGACGATGCGAGCCCGCTGCCCCTGCGTGAGTAGCCCGGCGTCGGAAAGGCAATGCGACGGGATACCGGTCGCGCTGCAAAGCATCCGTTGCGCCAATTCAATCCGCGACATTTCCAGCGTGATGAACACGCCGGTTTTCGCACCGACGCCGCTGGAAAGATTCTCCATCAGGTTCATCGCGAAGCATGACTTGCCGACGCTCGGACGCGCCGCAATCACGATGACCTGTTGCGGCAGCACGCGAGCCATGGCGTCGAGATCGTAATAGCCCGTGGTCAGATACCGCCGCTTGTCGCCGCCGCTGTCGAGCATGGCAAGCAATTCGCTCATCATGCCGGTCGCGTCGGTCACTTGATCGGCGGTTCGCTCTTCGCTGACTTTCATCACGCGCGATTCGGCCCGCTCGATGACCCGCTGCGTCGCGTTGTCTTCCTCGCCGACGAGATCGTAGACGTCCCTCAACGTCTCCATCGACGCGTACACCAACTCACGAAGCTGGAACTTTTCACGCACGATGCCGGCGTAATGCACGGCGTTGGCGGCCGTCGGAACGGACTCGGCAATGTCGATCAGCAATTGCATACCGCCGAGCATGGGCAACTCGTCGCCCAACGCGTCGATCAGTAGCGTGACGTCGACGGTCTTGCCGGCGTTGTGGATCTTCAGCGCGGCCTCGAAGATGCGGCGATAAGCCGGGCTGTAGAAGTGCTCGGGCTTCACGGACAGGGCGACGTCGTCGACAACGCGCGGGTCCAAGAGCATCGAGCCGAGCACGCCCCGTTCCGCCTCAGGAGAGTTCGGCGGGGTGCGATCGAGCACGGTCAAATCCGGCTTGACGTCGGACTGCTGATGACGCGAATCCGTACGGCGGGTGTTGGTTTTACGATCCGTCATGGTCACTCCGGTAGCTTTCCAAAATCAGACAGGCCGCGTTCAAGGTCACGACGCCACGCGGCGGCAAGGTCATCGTTCGCGTCGGACAGGTTGCCCCACATGCGGTTCTTGACGAGCCACTTGAAGAGCGCCACCGGATCGGCAACGTCTTCCGCCGAAAGGGCTTTCGCCGCCGCCGCCTTGACGTTCACCCAATCGGACTCGGACTTCACCCAACCGTCCCGCCGGCGCCGTTCGTGGTCGAACCACTTCTCCAAAAGGCGATGGTCACGCAGGACTTCCGGCGAAATGTCCGTGTAAACACCCGAGCTCCGAGCCCGAGAGGGAGGCTTAGCGGCGCTGCGCTCGGTACTCGGGTTGTTTGAAGAGCCCGAGTTCTCCTTCTCACTCTCTCTCTCGTGCGCCGACGTTACGCTGGGATCGTTACGGTGGCGTTTCACACGGTCCTTCGTAAGTGCCCTAGATTTGGCGGTTTGGCCGTTGTGGCGGTCGAAATTGGGGAGTGACAAGCGGCCATTGCGGCTTGCCAACCAGCCAACTTGGAGCAGCCCGCCGGCGAAACCGGGGCAGTTAGTCAGACGGTCGAGAAACGAGTCCGAAACTTTCACAGCTTTCCCGTCGATCGTTTGTTGGTCCGCCCATATCCACAGGCGAACCAGCTTGCCAACTACGGCGTCGTGGTCGATCTTGAGCGCGCGTGCCAACTCGTCGATTTCCGGCTTGTCCGGCATGACGTGCTCGATCTTGATCCACTCTCCCGCCATAACTCCACTCACTCCGTTGCGAATCTCAGGTGCGTCCTACTTCTGCGTCTTCAACCACTTGTCGAACACGTTCCGGCAGAGGCCGGAGCCGAACCCGACGCGGCACTCTTCGCGCGCCGTGTAGATCACGGCACCGTCGAGGCTGATCGTTACGTCGCAATCCTCGCCCACGTCGGGCCGGGTTGCTTCTACGGTGTAGGTCTTCTTGCGGTGCGCGTAATCGTTCTGGCTGCGTAGGGATTTCATGCTTCGTCCTCATCTAGTGGTGCGTCGCCGTTGAGCTTCGCGAGCATTTCTTCGGCCATCTTCTTGACGTGCTCGGCGTCGCGGCGCATCCGCGACAAGATGTTCTCCGCACCGTGTTCCTGAACGAACTTGACGGCCTTGCCAATGTCGCCGGCTCGCCACGTTCCGGCGTTCAACGTGACTCCGGACGCTGCGGAGAATTCGGCAACGACCTCTTTCAGGTTCTTAAATTCGTAATCGTCGGCTTTGCGCTTGGCTTCTATTGCCGCGTCGACTTGCTCGCGAACTCGATCCTCGACGACTCCGGCGCAAACGACCTTGCCTTCCATCGCGCGGAAGATCGCGCAGAGTAGAAGAAAGTCGGGGGCCTTTGCGTCGAGACGCGGGGCGGCTTTCACGATGTCGGCCGTCGTACCGCTTACCTCAATGACGCCCCAGTTCTGAGGCACTTCATTGAGCGGCACGACGCCAGCCGGCGCTGCGACGTACCAATGGTGGCAATACTGCTGAATCTCGTCAGACTTCGCGGCGTCGGCGAGTTCTTTCTTCCAGTCGGCGCGGCTGACTTTGATCTCGATGCCTGCCATCCACAAGCCGCGCGACGGCCAAGTGCTGAACACGAGCCCGTCGGCGGTGCGCGTTCGCTTGCGTGCGTAGCCGGTGCCGTTGCGTACGGACGGGATACGAGTGTGGGCCGGAGAAGGAAATACGTGACGCAGCGCGTCGAACACCTTTGACTCGGTCCAATCGCAGGCTTTCAGCTTCCGTGCTTGGCTCACTTGGCGGCTCCCGTAAACAGCGGTTCGATCTTCGTTCGCTTCAATCGTTTCGCGACCGCGCGTTGCAGGCGGCGTCGCACGTTGTCGTAGCGCAGGTGGCACGGAGCGCACATCGCGGCAAGGTTCTCGGGGCGAACATCCATTTCAACGTGGTTCAAGTGAGCAACCGTGAGCGTGATCTTGTGCGTCGTATGCTTCTCACCGGGGCGTCGGCATTGCATGCGGCAGAGTTCGCAGCGCCAGCCGGCGGATTCCTTTACGGCCGTCGCGATCTCGTCCCAATTCGGCGGATATTTCGAGCGGTCCATCGGCATGGCTAGTTTGCTCCGTCGAAGAGGGTGTCGCTGGCCTTCACTTGCCCGCGTTCGGTTCAACGAGGTCGGTTTCGTCGAGTGCAATCTGGCGAAGCTCGGCCGTCGTCTCGCAAACGAAGAAGCCTTCGCCCCTGAGGATTTCGGCCATTGC